TTTGTGCTTTTTTGGGGTGTTTTGAGGTCGTAGGTACTCTGACAGGCAAGCCCCGTGGGTAGTTTCGCGCCGCGAGTTCTTTTTAGAGATAGAATTTACGAAACCTAATCACAAATGTTACCTTACATCGCAAAATGTTTGTTAGACTTAGATTTATCAAATAGGAGCAAGTATGGCATCTACAGGTGGAGTCAAGATTGGATCGAGTTATGACGAGGCTCGGACAAGAAAGGTTAACGCTGAAGCGGAGATCGCAGAGCTAGAGCTGGCGCGGGTTCACGGGACATTAGTGCTTGCTGCTGACGTTGTGCAGGCCTGGGAAGATGTATTGGGCGCACTGAAGGGGAAGTTGTTATCGATCCCTACTAAAGCTGCTCCCGTGGTATCAGCAGAGCCTGATGCGGCCCTGTGTCAAACTATCCTAGAAGATTTATTAAACGAAGCATTAGAAGAGCTAAGTAACTATGAGCCAACAATCGATCCCTCATCGACCAGCGGAGCTACTGACGCACCTGAAGAAAGCGATAGTGGGTCTAAAGCCGCCGCCAAGACTAAGCGTAAGCGAGTGGGCAGACCAAAGAAGACGGCTGGATTCGCAGACAAGTAGTGAGCCAGGCAAGTGGCATACTAGTAGAGCAGAATACCAGCGAGGCATAATGGATGCATGCGCTAACCCAGAGATAAGAGAAGTTGTAGTGATGGCAGGCGCACAGTTAGGTAAGTCTGAGGCTATCCTTAATATCATTGGCTACCACATAGACAATGACCCGTCTCCCATACTATGCCTTCAGCCTACCCTTGAGATGGCGCAGTCGTTCTCAAAGGATCGTGTTGCCAATGGCCTGCTGAAGTCTACTCCCTGTTTGCGAGGAAAGGTTAAAGACCCTCGCGCAAGAGACAGTGGAAACACAACATTGCATAAGTTGTTCCCTGGTGGCAGCTTAACACTGGTTGGTGCTAACTCTCCCTCTGGATTGGCATCGAGACCTATTCGGCTTGTTCTGTGTGATGAGGTTGATCGGTACCCTGCTAGTGCCGGGTCTGAGGGTGATCCTATTCAACTAGCCAGGAAGCGAGCTGCTACGTTCTGGAACCGAAAGATAGTTATGGTGTCTACGCCAACCAATAAAGATGCAAGCAGGATTGAGGAAGCTTTTGAGGCATCTGATATGCGGTTCTACCAAGTGCCGTGCAAACACTGTGAGCATATGCAAAAGCTACAGTGGGCCAATGTTCGATGGGTAGACAGTGATCCAGATACTGCTGGGTACATGTGTGAGCATTGCGCTGTAGTTTGGACTGACTCTGATAGACGTTGGTCTATTCGTAATGGACAGTGGATTGCTGACAAGCCATTCTTGGGAATTGCAGGATTCTCTATCTCTGGTTTATATAGTCCGTGGACACCTTTGGCTGATGGCGTTAGAGACTTCCTAGCTATGAGGAAGAACCCTGAGCAATTAAGAGTTTGGACTAATACCTATCTGGGAGAGACATGGGAAGACCAGGGAGAAAGTATTGATGACTATTCTTTGGCCGAGCGAAGAGAAGCATACGGTGAAGGAATCCCTGAAGAAGTTATATTCTTAACTTGCGGAGTTGACGTTCAGGATGATCGACTTGAGCTATCTATTATTGGCTGGGGAAGAGACGATGAGTCTTGGGTAATTGATCACCATGTTCTTTACGGAGACCCCTCTACACCGCAACTGTGGACGGCCTTAGACAGTCACCTGTTTACTACGCATATAACCAACGACGGCAGGCAGCTACCTATACGCGCAACTTGTGTAGACTCTGGTGGTCACTTCACAAATACGGTATACTCCTATGCCAAGAAGAACTTTGCGCGCAGAGTGTTTGCCATTAAAGGTGTCGGCGGTGAAGGTAAGGCGATAGCTGGCAGGCCATCCAAAAACAATATTGGAAAGTGCATGTTATTTCCGATTGGGGTTGATACGGTCAAAGACCTTTTGTTTGCTAGAATGCGAATAAAGGATGAGGGGCCGGGTTATATTCACTTTCATGATGACTTGAATGATGAATATTTTAGACAGCTTACTGCTGAGAAGATTGTTACTAAGTTTTCTAGAGGATACAAAAAGAGAGTATTCCAGAAGATTAGGCCTAGAAACGAAGCATTAGATTGCTTTGTGTATGCTGTTGCAGCGTATGCAATTTTAAATGTAGATATTAACTCAATTGCTGACAAGCGTGACACCGAAGGACAGCATGAAGAAGTTAAAGCAGTTAAGCCGAAAAGAAATACGTTTGTTCCTAAGACAAACAAAGGTTTTGCAAATTCTTGGCGTTAAAGGATAAATAAATGGCAAATGCTTTTGATGCGACTAACGCTAATGAAGGCGTACCTACACAGATTGTAATTGGCGATTATGTGCAGTGGAAAGTCTCAGGCTTGGTTGATGATTATCCAACTGATGCATATACGTCTACTTTTATTGGTCGCCCTACGTCTGGAGGGTCGAATGAGATTAGCGTAACAGCAACTGGTCACGCTACTCATTATCTGTACACCATATCTAGCACTGATAGCGCCTCTATTGCCAAAGGATCATATTCCTGGCAGATTAAGATAAAGCGCAACTCTGATAATGCTCAGGTTGTAGTTAACCAGGGCAGCTTAGATGTTTTAAGCGATATCAGCACTTCAACATCTGACAGCCGATCTCACTCAGAGATTATGGTAGGCAAGATAGAGTCACTGCTTGCTGGAAAAGCTGATTCAGATGTATCTAGTTATTCTATCGCAGGCCGATCTCTAACTAAGTTGTCGTTCCAAGAGCTGCAAGATGCTCGGACTTTCTATCGTGGTGAAGTCACAAGGGAGCAGAACAACATAGACCTGAAGAATGGTCGTAAAGGCGCGTCAACTATACAGGTGAAGTTCTAAATGGCACTTTTTGATTTCCTCAAGCCTAAGAAGGCACCTAAGAAGCAAGTCTTTAAGAGAGCTTACGCAGCAAACAACCAAGGCTATCTTTTTAGCGACTTTAAGGCTTCTGAGGCGAGCGCAGACACTGAATTACGGCCTGCACTCAAGAATTTACGCGCTAGATCGCGTGATCTGGCAAGAAATAACGAATATGTACGCCGATATCTGGACTTATTGAAGAATAACGTCATTGGCGACAAAGGATTTAACGTACAGAGCAAGGCTTATGACTCTGTAGGAAAGCTTGATACTGACGGTAATCAGCGGGTGGAAATGGCATTTAAGTCGTGGGGAATGCTAGGAAACCCTACCGTAGATGGCAAAATGACCTGGATTGACGCTCAAAAGCTAGCAATTGAGGGGTTAGCCCGTGATGGTGAGGTATTCATCGTCAAACACCGTGGTGCGTCCTTTAAAGACTCGTTTGCAATTGAGTTTATTGAGCCTGATCAGGTAGATGAGCAGAAAAACGAGAGATTAACCAATGGAAACGAAATACGCATGGGTGTTGAGCTGGATAAGTTCAAAAAGCCTGTCGCATATCACGTTCTTAGCTATCATCCCGGTGATTACGACTATACGACCACTGGGAAGTCAACAAAGCACATAAGAATACCTGCTGATCGCATGATTCATCTGTTTAAGACGTATCGTGCCGGGCAGACACGCGGAGAGCCGTGGTTATCTTCCAGTATAGCTGCTTTGAAGCAATTGGGCGCTCTGAGAGAGGCTGCTATTGTAAATGCGAGAGTTGGCGCATCTAAAATGGGCTTTTTTACATCTCCGGCTGGTGATGGATTTGTAGCTGATGAGTTAGATGGCAACATGCCTATTATGGATGCTAGTCCAGGCACGTTCCATCAGTTACCTAATGGCGTAGACTTTAAGTCATTCGACCCACAGTATCCGAATAATGAGTTTGACCCATTCCATAAGTCAGTTTTGCGAGGCATATCTGTCGCTATGGGTGTTGGCTATACGACTCTCTCTGGCGACTTAGAGGCGACTAGCTACAGCTCTATTAGACAGGGCGCGCTAGAAGAGCGAGACAGTTACAAAAACTTACAGCAGTTTATGATTGATCACTTTGTATGTCCTATATTTGGATCATGGTTAAGCAGCTCGATGGAATTGAATACGTTTGGCATTCCTGTCCGGCAGTTTGATCGTTTTTATACTGCCGCTCACATTAGAGGTCGATCTTGGTCTTGGGTTGATCCTCAGAAAGAGATGACTGCTGCTGTTATGGGAATGAAGAATGGTATCTTGAGTCTTCAGGATGTAGCTTCGCAGTACGGTAAAGATGTGGAAGAGCTGGTTTCTCAGATTGCTAGAGACAGAGATACTGCTGAACAGTTTGGTGTGAAATATGCGCTTGAACCGTTCGGAGCAAACCTAAATGCTATTGATCCTGATATAATTGGTGAAGATGATGCCGAAGTACAAGGGCAAGGAGATTAACACCCGGCCAACTGATGGCATGGTGTCAGAAGCTAAGAAAGGATTAGCTTGGCGCAAAGAGCATGGTAGGGGCGGCACAGAAGTTGGTGTAGCCCGTGCAAGGGATATACAGAACAGGAAAGAGCTATCTTTTGATACTGTTAAGCGCATGTATTCGTTCTTTTCTAGACATGAAGTCGATAAGAAGGCAGAAGGATTTCGCCCTGGTGAGGAAGGTTATCCCTCCGCAGGCAGAATAGCTTGGGCGCTGTGGGGTGGAGATGCTGGATTTTCGTGGTCGCGCAGAATTGCAGGCCAAATTGATGATGATAGAAGTGAAGAGGCTGTAAACATGGACAACGAAGTTGAAGTAGAAGAGGTTGTCGTATCCGCTGATGAAGAGCGTTCCGAAGAGGTTGCTGTTGAGACCGAAGAGGAAGTTTCCGAAGAGGTTGTCGAGGAGATCGAAGAGCGCAAGGGTGTAGAGGTTCATCACCGCGCAATGGAAATGGATATGTCTCCAATTGACGAGGATTCGAGAACTGTTAGGATCGCAATATCAAGCGAAGAGCCTGTAGAGCGTTCTTTTGGTAAGGAAGTATTAGATCATAGTGAGAGTGCAATTGATTTGTCATTCTTGGCTAGTGGTCGCGCCCCTCTGCTACTGGATCACGATCCAGAAAAGCAGATTGGTGTAGTAGAATCTGTAGAGCTTGACGGAAAGTCGCGTAGACTGCGCGCTAAAGTTCGCTTTGGAAAAGGTGAACTTGCCCGTGAGGCGTTCTCGGATGTAGTTGATGGGATTAAGGCTAACATTTCAGTTGGCTATTCTATCAGCAAGATGGATCGGGATAGAAATGATCGAGAGACATACCGTGCCTCGTCATGGAAGCCCGTAGAAGCAAGTTTGGTGTCTATTCCTGCCGATATGACAGTTGGCGTTGGGCGGTCGAGCGAACCTTCACACAAACCCGTAATTAAAACTTCATTTGTTGAGGAAAATAAAATGTCAGAAGTTGATATTGAAGCGGTTAAAGCTGAAGCACAGCAATCCGCACAACGTAACGCGGCTCAAATCGTTGAGCTTGGTTCTCGCCACAATCAAGGTGAAATGGCCCGTAAAGCAATCGCTGAAGGTCGTTCTATCGAAGAGTTTCGTGGTGAGCTTTTAGAAAACATTGGTTCACAACGCGCCCTGGAAGATCAGGAAGTTGGTATGACCAAACAAGAAGTTAAGAAGTTCAGCTTGGCCCGTGCTGTAAATGCTCTGGCTAACCCAACTGATCGTCGCGCTCAAGAAGCTGCTGCGTTTGAGTTTGAGTGTTCACGAGCTGCTGCTGACCAGTATGGCACAACTGCACAGGGCATTATGCTTCCTGCTGAAGTTCTGCGTACTTGGAAGCGTGACATGAACAGCGGTGATGATGCTGCTCTGTTCAGTGATGACTTCCGTGGTGGTGACTTCATTGACGCACTTCGCAATCAATCATCTGTTATGCAGGCTGGCGCTCGCATGCTGGGTGGTCTGAGCGGAGACGTTAAGATTCCTAAGAAAACTGCCGCTTCTACTGCTGCTTGGATCAGCACTGAAGGTGGTGACGCAACTGAAAGCGAAATGACTGTTGGTCAGGTGTCTTTGGCCCCTAAGACTCTCGGTGCATTCACTGACGTTACTCGCCAGCTTCTGATTCAGTCTAGCCTAGACGTAGAAGGTCTGATCCGTGATGACTTGAGCCGCGCTCTTGCTATCGCAATCGACAAAGCTGGTCTGGAAGGAACTGGTTCTTCTGGTCAGCCTACTGGTATTCTAAGCACTTCTGGTGTTAACCAGGTAACTAACTTCGCAGCAGCTAACCCTACTTTTGCTGAAGTTGTTACTCTTGAGACTGCTGTTGCAGAAGACAATGCTCTTCAGGGCAACCTGTCTTACATCATGCCTGCTTCAATGTACGGCGCTCTGAAGACTACTGAGAAAGCTGCTAACACTGCTCAGTTCGTTGTAGAGCCAGGCGGCAGCATCAATGGCTATCGTGGTATCGTTTCTAATCAGGCTACTGCTGGTAACCTGTACTTCGGTAACTTCGATGACCTGCTGATCGGTATGTTTGGTGGTCTTGACCTCACTGTTGACCCATACACTCTGTCTAAGAGCGGAACTATCCGTCTGGTTGCTTTGCAGTCAGTAGACATGGCTGTACGTCACGCTGTGAGCTTCGCTTTCGGTAACGATGGCGCGTAAGTAGTAGTAATTAGTCGGGGGGTTTCGGCCCCCCTTCTTTACTTATACCTGTTTACTGAGCAAGTATTATTAAAGGAGATAACCATGAAATATGAAGTAGTTAAAGGTTGTGTTATACAAGGCCAAGGCCATCAGGCTGGGTCGCATGTTGAGATAGAAGACAAGCGCATAATTGAGCAGCTTATGGGCATGGGACGGATCATACCTGTGGCTGAATCTGTAGTCAGAGAAGACAGAAGCGTAGAAGTTACTGAGTCTGCACCTAAGATAAAGAAGAGAGCTAAAACTAATTAATGGCTATCGAGACTGGTATTGAGAGAGCAATAATGATCGCTGACTTCGGCGAGGACGTTTTGTACACGCCCGTAGGTGGTGTATCTAAAACAGTTAAAGCTATCTTTGATCAGGTATATGAGGCGGTAGATGTTGGCGGGTCTGTAGACTTTGCTTTGAACCAGCCAAGGCTTACGCTAAGAACATCTGATGTCTCTGGCGCTGCTCAAGGTGATTCTTTTAGCATAAGGTCATTTGTATACAAGATAACTGTCGTTATGGCTGATGGCACTGGAATAACCGAAATAGGTCTAGAGGCTCAATAATGGCTCATGTTAGAAAGTTACTTAGGGACAACTTGACTACTGCGCTTACCGGGTTAACAACTACTGGTAGTAACGTATATCAAAGTAGAGTCTATCCCATTGCTAGTAACAAGCTGCCTGGCCTGCTGGTTTATAGCAAGGAAGAGGAGATTGAGTATAACTCTATGGGTCTCCCACGCATTCAAGAGAGGACAGCAAGGTTCACTCTGGAAATATATGTGAAGGGTGTCAGTGGCTACGATGATTTGATAGATCAGATATGCCTTGAGATCGAAGAGGCTATCTACGCCAATATTACTTTGGGTGGATACGCATCTAACACAACTGTTACAAGTTTTGATGCAGACTTTAGCGGTGATGGTGATCAGCCAGCAGGCTTGGCCACCCTTACTGTTGATGTGCTATACAGGGTTAGAGAAGACAACCCTGATGTAGCAATTTAATGGCGGTTTTCGCTCACGTTAATTAATGCGCTATGGCGCTTAGAGGTATTTATAAATGGCAACATACACAGGTAAGAATGGCGCAGTATACGTTGGAGTTAACGCTGTCGCTGAAATTAAGGACTGGTCTTTGGAGACTACTTCCGAAACAACAACTGATACTGTCATGGGTGACTCTTGGGTTACTCACAAGCCAACCCTGAAGTCTTGGACTTCATCTTTCAACGCTATTTGGGATGATGCAGACACTAATGGTCAGTTAGCACTGGTAGAAGGTGCAGAAGTCACAATAAATCTGTATCCTACTGGAAATAACTCCGGTGATGTGGAATGGTCTGGCGCTGTTATTGTTACTTCAGTTAGTAAGACAGCATCTTTTGATGGCCTCGTTGAAGCCTCGTTCTCTGTTACTGGAAATGGTGCGTTAACAACAGGAACAGTATAAATGTCAAAACTTATAGATAATGCTACGGCTCACTTCAGCTCTAAAGCAGTACGAAAGTTGAGGATTGATGAATGGGATGTGACTCTTTATTCTAAATCACTTAGCTTGGAAGATAAGGCAAAGTGGCTAAAGAGGGCAGATGGTGATACAACTGATTATTTAGTATACGCTGTTATTTTTGGTGTTACTGACGAAGCAGGAGAGCCTGTTTTTGATGTAGGCGACAAGATTAAGTTGCGCCAGAAGGTTGATCCAGAAGTGTTATCTAAGGTTGCAAACTTTGTTTTGCACATTGAAGACGATGAAGAAGGGCGCGAAAAAAACTAACAAATGATCAGGGTGAACCAACAGAATTATACTTAATGTATTATCTTGCGGAACACCTTGGTCAGCCCCTTTCGACTATATATGAAATGACCGTTGATGAGTTTAATCACTGGTTTACCTACCTTAAACTAAAGCAGGAAAAGCAAAATGGCAGACGGTAAGGCAAAACTTGTCGCAGAGGTGGTCGGTGAGTACAGTGCTGGCCAGATGTTTTCCGCTGCCAATAAGGACATGGCAAGGACAGCCAAGCAAGGTAAGGCATTAAACAATCAAATGCGCCTGATGCGTGGAGGCGTAGGCCAGCTAGGTCATCAGTTCCAGGATATTGCCGTTCAGCTTCAGGGCGGCCAAAGTCCATTCATAGTCTTAGGTCAGCAGGGTTCTCAGATCGTGTCTCTTATGGGGCCTCACGGAGCTATGGTGGGCGCGATTGTTGCTGTTGGTGCGGCTATCGCAGGTAGTATGCTGCCTAACCTTTTTGGTGCTGTAGAAGCATTACAAGATGTTGAAAAAGAAGCGGAGAATTTAGTAGATCGATTTAATGAGCTTGATGGTGTACTTAAAGTTGAGGCCATAAGGCAGGTTACTCAGGCTCTTGAAAATAACAAAGAAGCTATTGCAGACGCTGAGAAAGAGATAGAAAAGCTCAATAGAGTCGAGGAAGCTCACGCTGAAGGTCAAGGAGCCATGACCATCAGTATTGAAGAGGCGAATAAAAGAATACAGGAGCAAGAGAGAAACATAGCATTACTCGAAGAAAGCAACGTCAAGTTGGCGCGCTCTATTGACGGCACTTCTGACGCAACAGAAAAGCTAATTGAATCTCTAGAATCTAAAGTTAATGCTTTAGGCAAAACTCAAAGGGCGCTGGATTTGGAAAAAGCGTCCACGAAAGGTGCCACTCAAGCCGATCTTGATGCAATTAATGCACTGCATGATCAAAAAGACGCTTACGATGAGCTAGTCGAAGGGATTAAGGCTGAGCAAAAAGCCTTAGATGAGGCGGCAAAAGCTGAAGAAAAACGAAACGCTGATCTCATTAAAAACGAAGAGGCACTTACTATATTCTTCTTTAAGGAGAATGAGAAGAAACGCAAAGAAGAGATCAAACGCGCTGAAGAGCAGAAAGAGCATGAGCAAGAGCTTGCCGACTTCTTTATTAAGATGGAGACAAAAAAAGCTGAGACAAAACAGCAGCTAGATGCAGCTATGCTTTCTCAGGCTGGTTCTTTGGCAGGTGGATTGGCGGATATTATTGCTGAAGGCAAAGGGAAGGAGTCGGCAGCATATAAAGCGGCCTTCGCAGTTCAGCAGGGTATAGCAATAGCCAGTACTATAATGAATACTAAAGTAGCCGCAGCCGCAGCTTTGGCCCCGCCCCCAATCGGTCTTGGCCCTTTAGCTGGAGCGCCTTACGCAACTATGATTGAGGCAATGGGTGCCGCAAGCGTTGGTATTATTGCAGGTCAAACATTAGCCTCTTTCGAGGGCGGCGGTTTAACTGGCTCTGGTGCTAGATCGGGCGGCATGGATGGTAAGGGCGGGATGCTTGCTATGCTCCATCCCAACGAGAAGATCACTGACCTACATAAAGGTCAGGGCGACTCTAAAGTTGTTAATGTGAACTTTAGCATCCAAGCTAACGACACTGCCGGATTTGATAGGCTGCTTAACTCACGCAGAGGTCAGATTGTCAACATGATTAACCAGGCAGTAAATGATCGCGGGAGACCATCAATCGCATGAGTGGAACATACCCAACAAGCCCAGTATTTAATGGAGTAGGTTTTAACAGCGTCCACTATAACTTGTCTAGCACGAGTGTATCTGGTCGCACTCAGGTCAGGAATATTGGTGGGCAGCGGTTTGAGTTCTCTGCTACCTATCCGTCTCTCACCAGGGTTGAGTTCGCTCCCGTATTAGCATTTATCATGGCCCAGAGAGGCATGGCTGAGACATTTACTATTGTTCTCCCTGAGATAAGCACTAAGTCAGGCAGTGCTTCTGGCACCGTGCAGACAGTCGGCGCTGACGTTGTTGGTGAGACTTCAATAGCAATAGACGGCCTTTCCGGTACGTTAAAGGCTGGAGATGTCATTAAGTTTGCTAATCACGACAAGGTTTATATGATTGTGTCAGACTTAACCGGATCAGGCACACTGAGCATACAGCCGGGTCTTCGCGAGGCTACGGCAAACGATACTGCGATTACTTACGATAACGTACCTTTTACGGTACGTTTAAACAATGATGTCCAAGAATATTCATTGGGGTTATCGTCTCTGGTAGACTACGAAGTAGATTTCATTGAGGCAATATAATGACAAGAGCGATAGACTCGGCAACCATTGCAGAGCTTGCAAAGGATGATTTTAACCTTGCGACTTTAATTAAGTTAGAGTTCAGTACCCCTTTATATATTACAGATTGGGACAGAGATGTTTCCGCTTTATCTGCTACCTGGTCGAGTAGCTCTCACTTCCTATCTGTCGGCGATCCTGTCGAAACCTCTGAGCTTCGAGTTAACACCGTAGACATCACCTTATCAGGCGTGGAGCAGTCTTACGTCAGCCTGTTTCTGTCTCAAGCATACATAGATAGGCCAGTAAAAGTTTACCGAGCTGTTCTCAATGATTCAGATGCGGTAATTGGCGCGCCTATATTAATATTCGATGGATTGATGACCGGGTATGCTATTGATGACACAGAGAATAGCAGTGAGGTAAAGGTTAACTGCGCCTCTCACTGGAAGGACTTTGAGAAAGAGAATGGCCGGAAGACAAACGACAACTCGCAAAAGATACACTTCCCTAATGATGATGGGTTTGAGTTTGCAGCTAACACGATCAAAGATTTGAAATGGGGACGTAAATAATGGCTTTAACTCTAGGTTGGATTATAGGTATAGCTGTAGCTTCTACTGCCGTTTCGTATGTAATGACGCAACAGGCCATGAAGAAGGCCAAGAAAGCTGCCGACGATATGGCTGGCGTTCTGATCAACAAAGAGTCAAACATCGAGCCTATCCCTGTCATCTACGGTGAACGCAGAGTAGGTGGTGTAAGGGTATTCGTATCTACTAAAGATGTAAGCGGTGGGGCTAAGAATGAGTTTTTATACATTGCTTTAGCGATGGCTGAAGGCGAAGTAGAGTCAATCACTGACATCTACATCGATGATAACCCTATCACTGACAGTAAATACTCTGGACTTTATACTATCAACGTACACACTGGCGCTGATAACCAGACTTACGATCCACTGCTTACTGAGGCTAACGCAGGCTGGACATCGAGCCATAAGCTGAGTGGTGTTGCGTACCTTGCAATACGCTTGAAATGGGATGCGGATGTATTCCAGGGCGTTCCTGAGATTACTGCCGTGGTTAAGGGCCGTAAAGTTTACGACCCAAGAAATGGATCAACTGCATGGAGTAATAACCCGGCTTTATGTATTCGCGACTACCTCACTAATGATCGCTACGGCAAGGGTATTCCTACTGCTGCTATCGATGACGATGCTTTTGAGGATGCAGCGGATGACTGTGATCAGTCTGTTACGTTTTACTCTGGTGGATCAACAGGTAAGATATTTGAGTGTAATGCTGTACTACAGACAGATGAGACCCTTTTCGACAATATAGAAAAGATGCTAATGGGCTGTCGAGGCTTTTTGCCTTACCGTCAAGGCGAATACGGCCTGATCATTGATAAGTCGCGGTCTAGCGTATTTTCGTTTGATACCGATACTATTGTCGGTGGCATCTCTATAGCGGGAGAGACTAAAGAGAATAAGTTTAACCGCGTCCTAGTTAAGTTTGCTAACCCAGATGTTGACTATCAACCTGATCAAGCGGTGTGGCCTGCCGGGGGGTCGAGCGAAGAGACAGCCTTGCTTGCAGAGGATAACGGAACTCTACTAGTTGAAGAGCTTACTCTCGATACAGTGACTAATTACTACGCTGCTAGGGATTTAGCCAGGGTCATACTCAAGAGGTCTAGGAATGCCCTTAGAACGTCATTTAAGGCCACTAGCGAGGCTTTACAGCTAACAGTAGGGGATGTGGTAACGGTCACGCATCCTACCCCAGGATGGAGCGGCAAGCCCTTCCAGGTTGAGTCTATCGCAATGAACTACGATGGAACCTGCTCTGTTAACCTTCTTGAGTATGATTCCACTATCTATACCTATGACCTGGCTGCACAGCAAACTGTTTACCCAGACACTGAACTGCCTGATCCGTTTACTGTTGTGCCTCCTACTGGATTACAGGCTAACGCTGAGACCAGTGTTGCTTTAGACGGAACCATCGTTACCTCTATGGTTGTTTCGTGGACAGCAAGTACTGACTCATTCGTGGATCAGTATGATGTTCAGTGGTCTACAGATAACAGCACATTTCAGTCTGTAGTGACCGACGATACGCTTTATAGAATCTCTCCAGTTGAGGCTGGTGCGACCTACTACACGAGAGTTAGATCAATCAACTCGCTTGGCGTTAAGAGTGGGTTTGTATATGCCAACCAAGGCTCTGTCGGAGATACTACTGCCCCTGCATTGCCGACACCTATATCAGCAACCGCTGGTTATAAATCAATCAGTCTTGAGTGGACTAACCCATCGGATAAGGACTTTTCTAATGTGGAGGTCTATCGTGCCACATCTTCTGGTGGATCGTTCTCTGAGGTCGCTACTGTAGGGGGTGGCTTTGGTGCTAATGCTGAGTTCTTGAATGGCGGCTTGGCTGACGCAACCACTTTCTACTACAAATTTAAGTCTGTTGATTACAGTGGAAATAAGTCTGCGTTTACCGCTGAGGTATCAGCTACCACTAACGCTGCCGCTATTGATGGTACTGACGGCAAGTCTACCTTTACGGCTCCAATCTTCAAAAGGGACACTAGCACACCGGCTACTCCAACAGGCGGCACGTTTAACTTTGGAACTAACGTACTAACACCCCCTAGCGGTTGGTCGGTAACT